CGCCTGTCGTATCGCGCGCTGGAGCCGTGGCGTCACGGCGCCCGGCCGATAGGCGATCTTGAGCTCGACGTCTCCGAACGTGACGACGACGCGGCGGGTCGAGTCGACGAGCTGGCCGAGCGACGGCATAGACCCTCCTGGTCTTAGAGCGTTGCGAGGTTCGTGTCGAGCGTGATCTTGAGCGCGCCGCCGAACGACGGATCGTCGAAAATCCCGAACGACCATTCGAGCGTCGAGAGCGCGTCGGAGTCGCCGCGCGACGGCGCGTCAACGACTTTCAAGGCCATATCAATCCGGAGTCGGTGCGAGACGACCGGCGGCCCGACGTCGATCTGCGGGCCTGAGCATTCGATGCGGCAGTAGCGGGTATCGCCGAGCCGCATCGCGACGACCGGCTCGCGGCCCTGCGCGTCGTTGCCGAGCTGGAGCGTCGCGGTCGTCGTGTCTGGCTTCATGGGGACGTGCCCGCCGAACGACGTGAGCGTACAGTCGAGCGGCCAGAACGGGCCGTTGAGCCCGCCGACCTCGAAGCCGGCCGCGAAGTCTCGCGTCAGCCTGGTCGTGCCGATCGCGGCGGCGGTCGGATCGAGATAGACGCAGACCTGTTTGGGCAGGATCGGGACGAGCGCTTGCGCTGCGAGGCCGGTCGCTCCGACGCTTGCGGCGTAGTCGAGCGCTCGAGCGAACAGGTCGCCGCTAATCTCCGGCTGCGCCGTCGCCGAGAACGACATGCCGACGCCAGTCAGGAGCGCGTAGGCGGCCATCTCGGCGGTATTGCCTGCCATGCCGCGTCTAATCGTCCAGGTCTTCGGCGTCCAGGGAACGGACGACGACGGCGCCCAGAACCAGCGGCGAGCGGTGACGGCGCCGCTCGGCGTCGTGATGATAGCCGCGCCGAAGACGTTCGAGAAGACGTACGGCAGCTCGTTGTACGTCGGGTAGCCAGTGAGCGAGCCCGTCGCGTACTCCTGGCGCGGTGCGGCGATCGTATCGAACAAATTCCCGCTCGGGGCAATGCGGTCGACCGTGATCGCGGTGTCGAGCTCGACGGTCAGCGCCTGGAGCTTGACCGTCGACGGAACGGCCGTCCCGGGAACTGTTTCGACTCCAAGCTCCACAATTTCCTGTACGATCGGTCTGTCAGGCACCTGACTCACCCCGCTTTCTGGTAAAATTCAGACACGAAGTGACCCCCGCGCTGCTGGTAACAGCCGGGGGCCTGACACCGAGGTGTAGCTCGATGCCCATAGAGTGTACCTGCCGTCAGTGCGGCAAGGTCATCCGCGTACGGCCGTTCCGTTATCAGCCCGAGCGTGGCAATTTCTGCTCGGCTGCCTGCCGCGCGCAGACCAGCAAAGTCCCGCTTGTCGAGCGAGCCTGTCAGCACTGCGGGCGCACCTTCTCGGTCTCCGCGTGGCGCGTTCAGAAGGGCGAAGGCCAGTACTGCTCGCGTGCCTGCCGCGACCAGCATGCCCACCGCGCGCGGCGTGACCCGTCCAATGGCCTCTCCGCCGTCTGCGCCGAGTGCGGCGCGGCATACAAGCCGTGGAAATATGGCCGAGTGAGGCTGTACTGCTCCCAGCAATGTGCCGGCCGCGCGACCATCGCGAACATCCCGACCTGGGCGCCGAGCGCCTTCATGGCGACCTGCGAACAGTGCGGAGCGTCCTACCAGACGACGCCCAAGGCGACGCGCGGGCGGTTCTGTCGTCGTGCTTGCTTCGCCGCGTGGATGGCCGCTGGCAACGCGCCGAGCGGAGAGGATTCCCCAAACTGGCACGGGGGCTACTTGCCGTACTACGGCGGATCGTGGCGCCGCGCACGGCGGCAGGCGCGGGATCGTGACGGGCGCTGCATGGTCTGCGGCGTCACGCCAAAGGAGCTTGGCAAGTCGCTCGACGTGCATCACCTGATCCCGTTCCGCACCTTCGGCGTCGAACGACACCTGGAAGCAAACGCCCCTTCCAATCTGGTCACGCTCTGTCCTCCCTGCCACACCCGGCTGGAGTGGCAGACGAACTGGCGGCCACGCACTGAGTGATCTCATGGCGTCGGGTGCGCTTCGGTCCGATACGTCCCGATCAGATGGCGGTACGGCGTCCCGGCGTCCGACTCGGCCATGCGGCGGAAGTCGATTCGACGGAGACGGTAGGCGTAGCTCTCGCCGTTCGTGCCGTGAGCCTCGGCGAGCACGACCTCGGCCCGGCGCGCGGCCGGCAGAATCGGCGCGTAGCTCGTCCCGGCCGCGACGACGCGGACGTCGACGTCGATCGTCGCGCCGACGTGGACGCCGCCGAGCGTGTTCGTGTCCGGCGCCGCAACGAGCGAAACGGTCGCGGCCGGGAGCGCGGCCGCTTGCGGGACGACGTCCTGATAGATCCGCCCGCCGAGCAGGGTATTGACGCCGCCCGGGCCGGAGTCGGCGACGAGCAGGGTGTAGACCAGGCTACAGACGTCGTACCCCTCGAGCGTCATGCCGCGAGCCTCCGGAGCCGCGCGGAGAAGCGGCCAGGGAGCATGCGGAGCACGAGTGCTGCCGCCGGCCGCATGTACGGCCGAGCCGCCATAAAGCGCGTCCCGAATTCGACGTAGATCGAGTAGGCGACGCTCGGCCCGACGAGTGCCTTGAGCCCGCCGTTTGAGAAGACGGTATGAATCGACCGCCGAAGCGTCCCGGTATCGACCGGGCAGAGGACTTTGGCGCGCGCTTCGACGTCGAACGCGGTCTCGGCGACCGTTTCCACGAGCGCCTGGTGCACGAGCGCCTGCGCCTCCGGAAGGTGGTTCGAGACGACGCGGAGAGTGATCGTCGCGGACGGCATATCAGGCGCCCAGCCCGAGTACTGGCGAGAACAGGCGGAGCGCAAGGATCAGGAGGATCAGGCCGCCGATGCACCAGACGATCCAGACGAACGGCGCGAAGCCTGGGACGAACTGGGCCGCCAGGCGGGTCACGATATAGCAGACGATGGCGACGACCAGCGCGTAGATCAGGAGCCAGATCAGCCCAACTAACAGAGCATCCATGTCAGGTGACCTCCGAGCACGAGCAGGCTCGGGCGGTCTCGAGACTCTCGCCGGCGACGCGCTCGACCTCGAATGTCCTGGCGCCGACGACGAGCCGGTCCTTGACCGTGACGTCGGTCAATGCCGGGAGCCAGACGAGCCAGTCGGAGAGCGCGCGCGTCTGCGCTCCGGCGCCGGTCCCTTCGGTCGCCGCGAGCGTCCGCGACGAGATCCGACACGGAATGCCGGTCGAGACGGTCGCCCAGCCTTGCGTGACGCCGTCGGCGGTGTTCGTCTCGGTGTACCGCGAGATGTCGCAGGCGTCCGGCAGGTTGGCGTCTTGGAGCCCACGGAGCCAGTCGAGCACGGCCGGCGTAATCATCAGGCGAGAACCACGCGCTTATAGCCGTCGAGAATCGTCCGCGCGGCCGATCCCGGCGGCGCGTAGCTCGAGCCGGCCGCGCCGCCGCCGCTCGTAGCTGCCGACGCGCCGTCCGCGAACGTCACGGCGATGTCGTTCTGACCGACGCTCAGACTCTTGACGCCGTCGAGCTCGGCCGGACGGCCGCTTGACGCTGACGCCGACGCCTGGATCGCCAACTGTCGCGACATCTCGGCTGAGGCGATCATGGTCGCCGCGAGCTCGATGTCCGGGGGGACCGCGTCCGCAATGGTGTAGTCGACGACCGCGAACGCATCGTCGTACCAGGCGTCGCACCACCCCGTGAGCGCGATCACGCCGTGCTCCGCGTCGAGCAGCTCGTACTCGGACGGCTCGAGCGCGGTCGTCGTGGCGTTCGGCGTTCCGGAGCGGATCGAGACGGCGTCGACCCCGAGCACCGGAGCGTAGGCCAGGAACGCGACGCCGGCGGGGTAGCTCCCGCCTGGTAGCGGCGGGATCACGCGTCGAAGCTCGCCCAGGACCGGAGAGGTACCCTGCCATGAGCGGCCTGTGTATCTGTCGATGTACGCCGTCACGGCGTCGATCACGCCGGCGGCGGCCGTCGCCTGCTCCGGTGTGAACGTGACGCCGAGATACGCGGCGACCGCGTCAGGCGTCGTGTACGCGGTCATGATCTCGGCCCCTGCTCCGGACGGATGACCTTGTCGTCGTAGCCGCGCCGTGCGGCTATGTGCGCGTGCTGCTGCGCGAGTGATCCTGGCGTGTCGACGTGCCCCGGCACGACGACCTGCCCGGGAGCGAGCCGCCCGACCGGGCGGCCGTCCGGGTCGAAGATCGTTGCGCCGGCCTCGCCGACACGCCAGGTCGCCATCTCTACGGCATCCCGGTCAGTTTGAAGATGCCCTGCGGCCGTCGAACGATGAGCAATGCGCGCAGCTCCGCCAGGATACGAACGATGTTGCGCGTGAAGTCGTCGTTGATCCAGCCCATGCTCACGGTGCCGCCCTCGCGCTCGATGAGCGCGAGCGTCGTCGCGGTCGCGTTGAGCACGAACGCGGTATTCGCCGGAAGCTGCGGCACGAACACGGAGCCCAACCCAAAAATGGTCATCGGCCCCGGCTGGTTCGGCGAGCCCATGATGTAGCCGCCCATCGTCCCGGATGCCGTGTTCTCGCGGAGCAGGCGAATCCCCGCCCAGGCCGTCTGGTTGAGCAGGACGTCCGTTGCCGGCACGCCACCGTTGACCTGGACGGCGATTGCGGCGTTGAAGATCGCGGCGATCGCGTCGGTCCCGGCCGCCCCCGTCTGGATGCCCGGCTGGTTATTCAGGCCGAGCAGGTTCGGCGAGTTACCGTCGCCGGTGATCGTCTGCGTCTGGAGGACCTGGCGGATCATGTAGAGCAGCTCGTCGTCGATCGCGGAGCGGAGCATCGGCGCGTCGGCGAGCGCGCGGGTCGTCGCCGGAATGTGCGTCGCGATCGTCTCGACGGGCCCCGTCTTGACCTGATACGCGAGCGCCGACTCCGGCTTGGTGCCTGATGTGCCGGTCGACGCGGTCGCCTCCGCGACCGGCGCTGCGTTGTTGGTCCGCGTGCTCTGCTGGACCCACTCGACGATATCGCTCGTTGTCTGGAGCGTCGGCAGGATGTTCAGGAAGTCGGTCCCGGCCTGCGCGATCTCGGTGATGCCCGGCAGACGATCGTTGATCGAGAGCACGCCGGTTGAGTTGGCGTTCGACGTCAAGAGCGTCTTATGCGCCATCGCGGTCCGGATCGCGAGGTCGACCATCGAGACCTCGGGCGGCACGGGGACCGCGAGATACGGCCGCTGGCCGGTGAGCGCGCCGCCCGGCTGGAGCGCGGAGCGGTACTCGGGGCTCGACGTGACGTAACGGCCGATCGAGACCGCTCGCGTGTCGAGCCGGGCGCCCGGCGGCGGCTCCGTCGGCCGTCCGTAGGCGTCAACGCCCTTCGTGACCATCTCCGCGATCTCGGCGTCGCGCTTCCAGCCGCCCATCTTGATCTCGAGACCGTTGATCTCGGCGAGGTTGTCGTCGATCTTCTTGCGCTCGTCGTTCGGCGTCTCGTCGGTGATCCGTCCGCCGTACTTGGCGAGGATCTCCGCGCACTCGTCAAACATGCGCTTACACTCGGCGCGGCCCTCGGCCAGGCTCATGCTCATCGAAGGGTCCCCCTCGCCGGGCGCGGCTTCGGCTGGCCGCCGTCGTCGGTGTCGTCGTCGTCGGTCTCGGGCGGCGGCGGGTCGATCGTTGGCGGCTCTGCCGGCGGCACGCTCGGATCGCTCGGGTCGGGACTGGTCGGTGTGGTCATGTCGGGTCGCTCCCGTCGGTGAGCACTCCGAGCCTAGTCAAGCGGGCGCGGAGCGCGTCGAGGTCGTGGTAGCGCCGCTCTGCGGCTGGCGGCACGGTGAGCGTGGCGACAAGCACGTCGAGCTCGTCGGCGGCCGACCTGAGCGACCCGCTCATGTCGGCGACGGCGGTTCGTCGCTCGTCGGTCAGGAGGGCGGACTTGCCGTCGCTCGCGCGCAGCTCCGACCCGGAGCGGACGCGGTCGACCCACGAGCGGACGGCGACCCGCACGTACTCGCTGTGGGCGGCGAACGGCCGAACGCCGGCCTGGGTTTTCACGTCGGTGATGACGGCGTTGGAATTTGCAGGCGTGGAAACGCAGCTAACCTCGATCAGCGTGCATTTCCGAAGGACGCGCGTCCCGTCCTGGAGGTACTCCACGTCGTCCGCGAAGAACCCAATCGAGAGGCTATCCAGGACGCCAGCCTTCGCCAGCTTGTACGCATCGGTCCCGGTCTGGGTGTCGACGATCGACCAGCGGCCGTAGAGCCCCTTGTCGTTCTCCTCGATATGGAGTTGCTTCCCGATCGGGGTGTGATGCTCAAAGAAGAACTTCGTAGGCCGCGTGGCGATCGACGCGCTAAAAGCGCCCGGGGCCACCACATCGCCATAGAAGTCAGGCTCTCCCCACCAGGTGCTCGCCAGGCCCGCGATCTCCCAACCACCGTCCGAGACGTCGACCACTTCCTTCAACTCGAAGGGGACGGACTTGTACTCGATCATGGTCGCGCCCCCCGATCGAGTAAAATTGAGGGACGCAAAGTGACCCGGCGCGGCTGGAACCGCCCGGGCCTGACACCAGGAGTGACCTGATGCGTGTTCAGTGTACCTGCGAGCAGTGCGGCGGGGCCTTCGAGGCGTACGCCTTCTTGCAGCGCCGATTTTGCTCTCGAAGCTGCCGGTCGACATGGGTTGGCCAGCGACGGACCGCGCACCGCTCGGCCCCGAAGGTCACGCGCCCGTGCGGCAGCTGCGGGACGCTCGTGACGAAGCTGGCGTCGAAGATGCCGCTGTCCCCAGCCTGTACGCCGGCCTGCGTCGCGGTCATGGCGCGCGAGCGGCAGAGCAAGGGCGCCGAGAAGACCTGCGTTATCTGCGCTGCGCGCTTCTACGTCGGCCCGTCCCGCCAACGGAACGGTCCCGCGCTGACATGCTCGCTCAAGTGTCGCGGCGCCTGGCAGAAACAGCAGCCGCGAAAGAGCACGAGTCGAGACAGCGCCGCGTACAACGAGTGGCGAGCGGCCGTCTATCGCCGGGACGATTACACGTGTCAGCGGTGTGGCAAGCGCGGCGGGCACGATCTGCACGCGCACCACATCAAATACTGGGCGGACTATCCGGAGCTTCGGTTCGATGCCGCTAACGGACTGCTGCTGTGCGCGAGTTGCCACGCCCGTGAGCACTTCAACGTGAGTGTGCTTCAGCGGAGCCGCGCGACATGACCCGGCGATCTCCCAGCCGCCGCCGGCGACGTCGACGATCTCCTTGACGGCGAATGGGAGCCGCTTGTACTCGATCTCGGACACGGAAAACGCCCCCTCTCCGCGCCGCTTTTCCGTGCGCGAGTGAGGGGGCGTCAGGCGCCCGAGCTGTTCAGTTGGTGTCTAGGTTACGTCATGGCGTGCGTGCGTGCAAGCACGCTGTTACGTGGCGATCGGCGTGAGCCTGACGCTCCACGGGCCGGTCACCTTCGCTGAGACATAGTACGAGCCGGGCTTCACGTTGTAGACGTAGCTCTGTCCGGAGCGCGAGGCAGCGTCACCGCTTGGCCCCAGGATCGAGTACGACCGCAGCCCGTTGCGATCGTCGGCCGGCTCCAGGTCAATGTACGACAGCGCCGTCGTGTCGGTCGCGTCCCAGGTCGCCAGGTAGGCGCCGCCGGCGAGCGCGAGCGGCGCCGAGTTGCGCTGGCCCGCTCCGATTCCCTGGAACAGGTAGCCGCCACTTCCAGGCAGGCCCGACGAGCACGGCGGGAGCGGCGCCGTCTGCGGTGCGCCATCGCAGAACGGCGGCGGCTCGGGGCTCTGGCACCAGCCAGGATCGTTCGGGATCGGC